AGGGGATAACGCGCATGTACTGATTGCCGAATTCAAGGGCGAGCCCTTGATTGATGGAGAATTGAAAAGTCACCATCCGGGGCGGAAAATCTCGGCCCGTCTGCTTGGAGAAGCCAACGAAAGCCGTTCCTGCCCTGGAATAAGCCCCACCCCGATACGAGACCCACATGTTGCGCATCGTCGATGCGGCAACGTTGAATCGCTCGAGATCGACGTGACCAAACAGAGAAGGCGCGATCTCGCCAGCCGTGAACGATGACGGCTGGATGAAAGGAACGGACATGGATCAATAAGCCGAGGAGTTGCCTTCGAACGACAAAGAGTCCCAGCCGTAACCGAGAACACCGGGACCATCGCCGCCGAAACCAACGTCTCCACGACCGGCACCGAATCCACCGCCTGAATTACGGAAGCGGATGTAGTCGGGAATGATGTCGGTGTTGGTGCCCCATCCTTCGTTGCCGTTTGTGATCCTCGCCTGCTGGATAGCGCCTTTGGCGATCTCGATATTCTGGGCGCGCAGTGATGCACCGAGCTTTTTGTCCTTCGCCAACGGCAACGCAATACGAGAAGCCAATAGAGCTACCATCGCCTCGGTAAATAAACTGTCCCAAATCGAGGGATACGGAATGAGCGCCGTATAGACGAGAACGGCGTTCTTCACGTTCGTCAGGATCACCGTACGAGAAGCGGGGCTGATGCCCTGCACTTCCCACCATTGGGTTTGTTGACCCCATGACGGGGCCGCTGGCACGGCGGGATAATTGATATCGTTCGCGATCAAGAACCGCGCAGGGATAATGCGCCCAGGATTTGGCTGGACCGTGGTCGCCGTGGTGAGCGGTGTTGCAGGTATCGAGATATTGCCCTGCGGAACCTGGCCTTCCTGCGTGTAATTGTTGCGCGGGACGAAGCGCGCTTTCATCATATCGATCGGTGCCGCGTACTCGTACACCCACGGCAGCGGCACCAAGGTTCCGACATTCGGCGTATTGCCTGTCGCATCGGCCAAAAGCTGCAAGGTCGATTGCTGACGCGCAAAATCCCACATGGCAGCTCTAAGCAGTTGCTCTAAGCAAGGCGCGTAGGCGCGTAGGCAGACCTGCGCCTCGCGGGATTCTTCCTGAAGATCGCCGATAACGAGCGCGGAGCCTGCGGCGTCTAGGGCACGGTTGCAAATGTCTTCGGCGAGCATTTTAGCCCTGCGTCGTCATGGCGGCGGCATCCTCGGTGTTCTCATCAGATGCCTCAGCCTGAAGCAGCCTAGGATCGGCCAGAGCGACCGTAAGGCGCCGCGCCAGAGATGCGATCAACGCCTCGGCGAAAGACGCCTCCCAAACGCTTGGATCAGTCACACGCCCAACGTAGGTAGCAATTGCGCCCGAAACATTGCAAAGAATGACCTTCTGCGGGAGGTCAAATGTATTATCGTTCGAGACAGAAAATAGTTTGGCCGTAGGAAGAAAAACCGGAACCATAATGGCCGAAGGTCTCACGGAACCAATCAGTAGGGCATCATCTGGAAACATATACTGGAAAATCCAAGGCTGCTGAGGATAGTCTTGTGGGTTCCAGATGACCGGCGGGACATAACCGCCAACGGGCGCGGTCTTTTGCAGCGTAAGCGAGATTTGCCGGCTGGCGAACCCTGGCCGCATCTCGCGCAAGAGGTCGTCCCTGGTCTGGCCGTAAATATCGAGCGCCGCCTTTGCGGCGGCAGAGCCATCGTAGAGCGACCCAACACGGAACGTATGCCCAATACGAACGAGTGCGGCGTTGACAGCGTCGACTGGCGTTTTGATGGATGTCTGTATAGCCATCAGCTATCACGACTTTCGCCGATCTTCTCGAACTGACCAGCCGACTGAAGCATGGAGCTCGCGGTGTCGGGCTTACCGGCAATGGCCATCGCGAACTCGCTGGCGAGGAGCCGGATCACAGCCTCAACAAACAGTGGATCCCAGGTGTCTTCCAAGGGCTGGTTCGTGAACGTCGCGACAGCGTTTTGTGTGTTCGACCAAATCACCTTTTTCGAAACGTTGCTGACGAGCGTGTTGCCAACACTCCAATTCTGGGGCAGCGGATCGTTCGGATCGTCGATGCTCGGCGGGAGAATCTGACGGACCTGAATCCCGTTTGTCGGATAAAGGTATTCGTAGAGCCACCCCAGAGGCGCGGAATTACCGCTCAGCGTGAGGCCAGCCGTATTGCGTGAGAAATCCCAGCCGAATTGCCTCGCCGCCGTTTGAACGCAGCGCGGATAAAGAAGCTGCGCCGCCTTCCCCGGAACTGAACTGTCAAACGTTGGCGCTTGCCCAGAAACGGCCTGCTGGTTATTGCCGATCTGCTGGAGCGCGGCGTTGACGATATCGTTCGAGGTCAGAGGCATTTAGAATGCTTGCCCCCCGTGCGATGCGCCGGAAGCGCAAGCATTGGAGCCGGGCGGCGTATTGGAACTCAGCGATACAGCCGATGGCCCGTTAATGATGCACGCGTTGGTGATCGTGGCAGAGCCACTATAGGAATGGCTCGGTCCCATATTCACTGTCGCGCCCGCCCCGCTTAGCTGATACAGGGTCGTAATGACGGGAGAGCTTGAGAATGTGGTGGTACAAGCGCCACATTCATTAAGCGTCGTTGCCGGCCCTAGAAGGGCAAAATCGGCCGTTGAGCTTCCGCTTGCGGAGATGGTGTATGACGCGTCGATGTTGAGCATCGCATTATTGTCGCTAGCCAGTACGGCGACGCCGGGGAAACTCCCGAAATTCATCCCGCCAAGAACATCGATGACAGCGGATTGATGGATAAAAATTCCATAGATGCCGCTTGTGCCGCCGTTATTGTTCATAAAGATATTGCTGATCTCCCACTCGGCGTTGTCGCCGATTTGGAGGAGAGCGTTTGCCGCACATGTCGGCGATGAGGGCGTCCATGTTGCGCCGCCGCTTGTACCTGTCCCCGTGGTGCTGGTTATAAATCCGACATTGATGCCTGTAAGCTGACCCTGGACAGCGATGCATTCTTGGAAACTTTCGGTTCCCGCGAGCGAGATCGTTGGCGATCCGTTATTGTTGTCGATCTGCTGATACAGAATCTGAAATGCGTTTTTGATGGTGCGACACGCACCGCTTCCCGTCGCCTGACAATCATTGGCATCGGACCCTGCCGTGTCGACGTAAAGAGTGATGCCGGATTGTTTGAATCGGCCTGGATTTGACGTAACGATCCATCCGCTATTGGCGATGTTCAGTCCGATGGACTGACCTTGCCAAAGAATGCTGTTGGTCCCGGTTGGGAAGTTCGTAAGCGGATCGCCGCGGCTCGCGTCTGAATTATGAATGACGATTGGGCACGGCGTTGGAAACCCGCTGACGGAGGGGAGCGTGATCCCCAAACTACCAGTGGACCCGTTGCTCATCGCGACGACCGTTCCGCAATCTGTCGTCGCGATCGTGTGTGCGCTGGTAAAGACGTTTACCGGAAGCCCGGTGCAGTCTTGAGGGTTCGCAGCAGAAGAAGTGGGATTACATTTGAACGTATTGGCCGCGACCTGAGTAAGATTGCTATTCGCAACGGTGTTTGTCGCGAGGTTGCTGCCGGTGACGGTGCTGGCGGCAATATTCGACCCGGTAATCGTGGCGCTGGCGATATTCCCGCCAGAGCCTCCCGTGATGGTGCCGGGTACGATGTTCGCGTCCGTGATAGTGCTGGTTGCGATGTTCGCGCCAGTGATAGGCGTGCCCGTCCAGACGCCGGCCGTAACGGTGCCTAATTCCGTGATGTTGAGCTGAACCGGGCTTGGAATCGTGCTTAATGCGGTCGGCGTTGCAGAACTTCCCGTTCCGTTGCCGAGGATTGTATTGGCCGCGATCGCGGGGAGCTGCGCCAGCGTGACTTGCGGCACGTCCTTCAGCAGCGTGCCCGTGGTGTTGTTCCACACCGCCAGATCGCCAACTGTCGTTGTATCAGGTCCGACAATGCCGCCCACCGCGAACGGAAACTCGTAGGATGTTCCATTGACGTTGAAATGGAACGGCAGTGCGCTCGCCCCGCCCCCGGCACCATAGGCCATCAGGCCGCCGCCTTGAGCATTCGGGCTTAGGCAAAAATAGTGGTAGCCCGTGGCGTTATTGATTGGCGCGTCATAATCGCAAAAATTGGTGGCGAGCGGACCCGTCCCGGCATTTGCATATGGCGCGGTTCCAGAGCCGCGAATGGTGAGCCCAAGTTCACTAATACCGACTCCCG